TACCAATAGAGTTGATACTTTCATAAGGTATATTTGCAAATGGCAAAGTATTCATATTGTTTACACCATTTACACCAGTATCTACACCATCTTCAGATTCTGTCCAAGGATCCGATGGAATACTAAACTCTACCCAAAAGTTTTGAGGAGTCGCAATATTTGGTACTGGGAACAATCTTAATTTGTTGTTCTTAATCTCGTATGAATAATGAGAGTTTCTTGTGTATATTGCTGTTTCATATGCCATTGCTTGAAGTTTGTTTTGCCATGTTGGAATAACTTCAAAAGTTGAATCATCAGCATATTGACCATAAGAAGAAAGATTACCAATAGCATTTAAACCACCATAATAACCAAAGAATCTCCACATTGATTGAGGAGTTCTGTAGAATACTCTTCTTATTATTGCTTTCTTTGTTCCTAGTTTTCCTGCATATGGAACAGCATTTCCGTCAACATCTACACCACTTACAGAAGCTGATTCAATAATATCTTGTAAATCATAATCTTGAACATCTACAACTGTGGTTAATGATGCTGAATATATTGTGTCATTTGATGACAATCCACCTTCAAGAGCAAATGCTTTACCAATATTTCTAAAATAATCTAAAGAATATTTTGGATATTTTAAAGCAACATTAGTTGGGCCTGATACTATTTCTCCATCTTGATTAAATGAACCTGTAGTTTTTCCAAGCATAGAAGGAAGAGCATTAGAAGCTTGATGAAGATTAACAAGATAAGAATATTCTAATACTGCTTCTTCATATGCAGCATAAACATTTCCTGTTGTTAGTTCTATATCTAATACATCACCACCAAGCTTTTTGTATACATAAGCAACTTGATCGGCAGCACCAGAAATAAAAGGAGCAGATAGGGAATAAATACCAAATGGTAATGCTGGTGCAACATCAATAAGATTGCCAGCAGAAGGAAGCACAACAGCACTTAAAGTGCTTGCAGGAGTTAAGGTAGGAACAGCCATGTAATAAATAGTTTAATAAAAAAGAAACCCCTTTCGCTTGAAAGGGGTTCTTAGAAAACTAAACTTAAAGTTTAGATTAGGATGCACCACCCCATGCTACAATCCAAGCATTGGCAGCACTTGAAGAAGCATAAACGCATACTGCACCTTGAGAACCAGTTAAGTTAATTGAAGCATTTGGAGCAGAACCATTAAACTGTGATCCTGTGCTTGGATAAAGTTTTAAAGTTTGATTGGATACAATATTGCCAACATAATAAACTTCACCATTTGTTGCTGCTGGAAGTTGTACGCCTTTTGTACCGTCAGCGGCAGTAACCATTGTAACGTGATTTACAATTGCTGCTGAACTTGATACTGAAGAACCAGAAGCAGCTAATGTTCCAACATCTGCTAATACAAAACCATCTGTTGAAACTGTAACGCTTGTCATTGTTTGTGCTGCAAGTTCTTTTCTCATTCTTGAAACGCTAAATTTAGAACCCATAATAAAAATCCTCCTTTTGGATAAACTCCAATACTAATAAATAGTTTTATAAAATAAGAAGCCCCCCGATATTTCTATCGGAGGGCAACTTTTAGTCAGTGATGACTATTCGCTATTAAGCGCCAGATTCACCGAACATGCCACGGATGATGACCAAACCGTAGAAATCTGGACGGATCATCTTCTTGGCATAACGGGTCATAACGCCTTTGCGTGGTACGAAGTCCTCAATACCAAAGATGGTTGGAGTGACTTGTAGTGGGACGTAAGGAGCGTATACGAAACCGCTTTCAAGGAAGCTGGATCCCTTGCGACCAACGAGGATTACGTTGCGGAGGAAGTATGGATCAACGTATACATCCCATTTCTTGGAAATGGAACCAACGTTAACAACACCAACTTCACCCTTGTCGTCGTCTACTGCGATTCTGGCTTTGAATCCTGCTGTCATTTCAAGGATTGAAGCGACTTCTGGATTGACTACGAGGAAGTTTGCACCACCACGAAGAGTCTTTCTGTGGATTTGAGCAGAAACGTCATTGATTGTTTCAATAAGGGTTTCATACCACATTGAAACGTTGCCAGTGAAATCTGGAGCTTTTGCAGAAGCACCTACTTCTAATCCTGTAAGCTTGTTAACGAACAAGCCGGGAGAACGTGACCAGTAGAATGTTCCAGCAGTTGCACCCTTGACGAGATCTTCAAGGATTTCACGATCAATTTCAAGACCGATTTGCTCGGAAAGAATTGATGTGAGTTCTACTTCTGCATCCAAGTTATGGTAAGCATTGAGGTCTTGTCCAAGTTCTGGGGACCATTTTGCTTTCATTTTCTTGGTTACAGCGGTAACGCTTACGGAATCGACTTTGATATCGATTTCTGGTATATTGGTGTTTCCTTCCAATCCCCAAGCATCAGTGCCGACTACTGCACCAAGAGCATTGGTTGTACCAGCGGCTGGTGTTCCAGAGAAGTCGTCAGTTTGTGCGTAGGAAATTGTGGTTGTGCCAGAAAGAACCATATCTGTTAAGATATTTGCTACTGTTGCTGTTCCATCAAGTGATGCAAATACAAGATAAGCATTTGCTTTTGATGTTGCAGAACCACCAAGAGTAGTTGAACCGTCGCCAAGTTGGGTCAATCTTCTTACCAAGCGTGTTCTGTTAGCAGAACCAGTTACGTTTGGTATTGAACCATTGAGAGTAATGGTAACAAGGTCTTTAAGATTGAGTTGGCTGAAAGAAGAAAGTGGTGTTGAGAAAACAGCCAAGTTGGTTGTTCCAGATGTAAAATCAGCATCGTAACGAACCCATTGGTCAAGATAAGCACCACCACCTGATGTTGCACCAGCACCGAAAGTACCAGATGCAACAAGGGTTAATGCAGCAGAGTGTGAACCTGTTGGTGAAGTATAACCGTTATTAAGGTTATAGAAACCTTTTTCGGCATTTGCACCAGTTAAGCTAACACCACCAGTGATTTGTTGACCGAGAACTCCACCACCGTACAAGGAATCTCCAGCTTCCATACCAAGTCTTGGTCCAGATCCTGCTGTTGAGGAAACGTTAAAGTCAAGGAAGAAGATAAGTCCGCTTGGGAGAGACATTGGTTGAACAGAAACGAGATCGTTTGCGATCAAACCAGCGAATACTCTACGAACGATTGGGAATGCTACAGCAGCAAAACCTTCTACGTCGCCAGCAGCCATTGTTGAAGATTCACGGAGAAGTTCTTTTGCTTGGTTTTCAAGCAAACGAGCCATACCGTGACGGGCTCTTTCTTCGGTTAATCCTTCAAGAAGACCTGTTTTTTCCCATTTAGAAACGAGGGCGTGGCCTTCTTTGCGAAGATCTCTGTGGACCATGCCTTCTGTAAGTTTTTCAATAATAGACATAATAATAACTCCTTAAATGTTATTTGTGTTTAATACCAGCAAGAATCTTCATTCTTTCCAATGCTGGAGAAGATACTGAATTATCTTGCAATCTTTCAGAAATAGATGAAGAGTTTCTAACGATTGCTTCGCTCAACGATTTTGGACCTTTTGATACATTTGTATTAATGGTTTGCGTTGAACTTTGAAGTGTTTCATAGATTACTTTTGCTTCTTCTATTGATTTAGCGTTTGTAAGTGTTTCGACAATTTTTGATTTTTGTCGCTCATTCAAGGAGTCATTACTTAAAACGCGATTTTTGTAGAGCAACTTGGCATTTGATAGGGTTAAGTTGTCAAGTTTCTCTTGCAAAGTTTCTATTGCAGCTTCATATTTTTCAACTTTGTTTGCTAATGCTTCTGCAACAGGAACTATTTCTTTCATCTTATTTTGGTAAGATAAAAGTTTTCCTCTTAAATCTTTATTTTCTTTTTTGACTTTGCCATACTCTTCTTCCATCTCTTTATCAAGTTGGACTTTCTTTGCTTTGGCAATATCAAAAGCGTGAGCTATTTCAGCATTTGTAGCAAGATAAGTGTGTCCGTGTGGAACTACTTTTGCATCTACTGTAAGCTCTTCAAATACGTTTAATAATTCTTCTTTATTAACTTCAAAACCAGCTTCTGCTTTTTGTGTTCTGTTAAGTTGAAGATTAAGGGCTTCTGCAATGTTTGCTAATGGGATTTCAATTTGTTCTTCGTCTTCTGGACAGGGTTTACCATCACAAAGTTTTTCTTTATCTGGAACACCTTTTTTGTTTCTGTCTTTAAAAGCAAATGGCATATCTTTTGTTATGTCATCAGAAGTTTCTGGTTCTGTTATACCAGCCATTGGAGCAGCAGGAGTAGCAGCTTCTGCGCCACCTAATCCTAAATCTTCTTGCTCATTTAAAAAGCTTTCGAGAACTTGTTTTACATCTATGGAGTATTTCTCTA